TTTCAAGTAAAGTAGATGCTGCCAGGTCAGAAGCATTATCATTATTAGTTTTAGATGAAGCTGCGTTTATTGATAGAATAGATGATATTTGGGCATCTGCACAACAAACATTAGCAGAAGGTGGTGATTCAATTATATTATCTACACCTAATGGCACTGGTAACTTTTTTCATAAAACATGGGCAGATGCAGAAATTGGTAGTGAATTTAATGCAATTAGATTGCATTGGTCATTACATCCAGATAGAGATCAAGTTTGGAGAGACAGGCAGACAGAATTATTGGGTGAAAAAATGGCCGCGCAAGAATGTGATTGTGATTTTATTACATCCGGACATACAGTTGTAGACGGTCCAATTTTGCAATGGTATGAAGAAACTTATGTTAAAGATCCAATTGAAATGAGAGGGATTGATAGTAATTTACGACTTTGGGAATATGCAGATTTTTCCAAAAAGTATATAGTTGTAGCAGACGTTGCTAGAGGTGATGGATTAGATTACTCGGCATGCCATGTAATTGAAATTGAATCAATGGCACAAGTAGCAGAATATAAAGGAAAGATAGGTACAACAGAATTTGGAAATATGTTGATTGCAATTGCAACAGAATATAATAATGCTTTATTAGTAATTGAAAATGCAAATGTAGGATGGGCAGTTATACAAGTGGCAATTGACCGTAAATATTCAAATTTGTTTTATTCATATAAACAAGACGGATATTTAGATGAAAATATCCATTTAAAAAAGGGTTACGATTTAAAAAATAAAAGTCAAATGGTTCCAGGGTTTTCAACGACTACCAGAACTAGACCATTATTAATATCAAAATTAGAAACATATTTTAGGGAAAAGGCTCCAATTGTCCGAAGTAAACGATTAATAGATGAATTATTTGTTTTTATTTGGAACGGGTCAAAGGCAGAAGCACAAAGAGGTTATAATGATGATTTAGTAATATCATTTTGTATCGGTTTATGGATACGAGATACTGCATTAAAATTACATCAACAAGGAATAGATTTAACCCGGACAGCAGTATCACATATTCATAAAAACGAAGGAGTTTATGACTCAAAACCACAAAGAGGTACAGGTTGGGAATGGAAACCATCGGGGCAAGAAAATACCGATTTAACTTGGCTTTTGTAATATTTATATAAAATAGGAAACGAATGACAAACAAATCATTAAGATCGAGATTAAAGAGATTATTTTCGACAAATGCAATAGTACGTAGAATAGGAAAGAAACGACTAAAAGTAGTCGATACAGATAAATTACAATCTTCAGGGAATCCTAGAGGAACACGAATGATAGATAGGTATGCTGGACTTCATACTTCAACAGCGTACAGTTCATCAAGTCCATATAATCAATCCCAAAATTTTCATCAAAATAAATTAGAATTATTTACAGATTATGAAGCAATGGATATGGATCCAATTATAGCATCCGCATTAGATATATACGCTGATGAAAGTACAGTAAAAAATGAAGAAAATGATTTATTAGTAATAAAGAGTGATAATGTTGAAATTAGAAAAATTCTTCATAATTTATTTTATGATATTATAAATGTTGATTATAATTTATGGCCATGGATTCGTAATATGTGTAAATATGGAGATTTCTTTTTACATTTGGATATTGATGATGAAGTTGGAATTGTAAATGTAGAACCATTATCGGCATATGAAATTCGCAGAGAAGAAGGATATGACCCAAATAATCCTTATTCCGTAAAATTTATTTTCGAAGGCACAGGAGCCTCCGGAACCTATGGCCAGCAAGAATTTGAAAATTATGAAATAGCTCATTTCAGATTATTATCAGATACTAATTTTTTACCGTATGGTAAATCAATGATTGAATCAGCACGTAAAACTTTTAAACAATTAATGTTGATGGAAGATGCAATGTTACTTCATAGAATAATGAGGGCCCCAGAACGTCGTATATTTAAAGTAGATGTTGGTAACATTCCACCAAATGAAGTTGATCAACATATGCAAAATATTATCGCCAAAATGAAAAAAGTTCCTTATATAGATGAAACTACTGGTGATTACAATTTAAAATTTAATTTGCAAAATATGCTGGAAGATTATTATCTTCCTGTAAGAGGTGCCGAATCTGGTACGAATATAGAAGCACTTGCGGGTCTAACGAATGAAGGACAAATCGAAGATATAGATTATATAAAACATAAAATGATGGCTTCCTTAAAAATACCAAAAGCCTTTTTAGGATTTGATGAGGGTGTAGAAGGAAAAGCAACATTAGCAGCAGAAGATATTAGATTTGCTAGAACAATAGAACGGATTCAAAGAATAATAGTTTCAGAATTAACAAAAATAGCTATTGTTCATTTATTTTCTCAAGGATATACAAATGAAGATTTAATTAATTTTGAACTTGCTTTAACTAGTCCATCTATAATATATGAAAAACAAAAAATAGAATTGATAGAATCAAAAATGGGTGTGTCAACGACAATGAAAGAATCCATGTTGTTTTCAGAAGAATGGATTTACAAAAATATTTTTAATATGAGTGATAGTGAATGGCAAGCGTTACAAGAACAGGTTATTGAAGATCTAAAACAAGACTATAGAAAAGAACAAATTAAAAGTGAAGGGAATGATCCTAAAAAGACAAACCAATCATTTGGAACTCCTCATGATATAGCTGCCATGCATGTCGCTAATAAAATGGAAATTCCTGGATCCCAAGATGAAGGAGCAGATAATCCAGTTGCTGGCCCCGGGAGATCTAAAGAAACAAATTCATGGGGTAAACATAGAAACGCATTTGGTAGAGACCCATTAGCAGCCAAAGAACTTTCGAAAACATATATGCCAGATCCAAATCCATTACAACATAAATATAAAAATGGAAGTCCGTTGAGTACAGAAAACATTTCTTCAGATCATAAGGCTTTAATTGATATGTTATCAAAGAAACAAAAGACAAATGGTATTATACAAGAAAGTCTGTCCGAAGAAATAGATAAGTCTAAAATTGATAAAGGTACATTTCTAGATGAATCGAATTTAATAGAAGAAAAAGAGAGATGATTCTTTAATAATGTAATATTTATTAAAAACGTACATTAGCATGACAATGAGGATATATTAATGAAAAATATTAAACATTCAAAGTTTAAAAACACTGGTATTTTATTTGAATTATTAGTACGGCAAATAGCAGTTGATACTATGAATAACCAAAGATCTAAATCGGTAAATTTAATTAAAAAGCATTTTAATTCTAAATCAGAACTAACAAAAGAATTAAATTTATACAAGGCACTTTCAGAAGAAAAATTTAAAACTGAACACTTGGCAGATAAATTTATTACAGTATCGGCAGAGGCTCGAAAAAAGTTAAATGAAAGTGTATTACGCCGACGAAAATATAATTTGATTAAAGACATTAAAAGTACATTTTTACTTGAAGAATTTTTTAAATCGCGAATACCTAACTATAAAGTGTTTGCATCAATTTATAAATTATTTGAATATAGCTCGATTGATAATCCGGCGTCATTAATGAAATCCAAACAAACATTAATAGAGCATGTCACTGCTACAAAAAATAAACAAAAGCCATTAGTTTCAGAAACATATTCAAAACAAGAAAAAGATATTCGGTTATTGTCTTATAAGATTCTTATTGATAGGTTTAACGATAAATACAATACGTTGAATGAAAATCAAAAAAGTATACTACGGGAATATATTAATAATGTATCAAATTCAATAACACTACAAGAATATATTCAATCTAAAATCCCGGAAATACAAAATAATATTACAAAATTGACATCTGGTGTTAGTTCAAGGGTAATTAAAATTAAACTTAAACAAGTAACCAAAATGTTAAATGAATTAAAAGATGTACGATTTATTAAAGATAAACATATTTTAACAATGTTAAAGTATTATGAACTTATTAAAGAATTAAAAATTGTAAAAGGATAAAAGATGAGTAATGGAGTAAGCCAAGGACCATATACAGATAACAGGACAGACCAACAAAAAAATATAGATGTAATGGGTCACCCGGGCGCCTATATTCAATCAGTAACAGTTGCAGGTGGAACCCAAGCAGATTTTACTGGATCTCAATTTGGCTATGGCGCTGTTATATGCGCAGCATCATCAGATTCTACTATCACGTTAACAAACGGCGGCACAGTAGCAGCGGCATCACTTATAGGAGCCGGCGTAGTAGATTTATCTGTTTTGAAAGTATCCGGTGGCTCCGGAGGATCAGTATATGTACTTAAAAAGGCACTTTAATTATGGGATTACTTAAAGATATAAAAACTCAATTAAAGATATTAGAATCTGTTAATGAAGGATTATCTACATCAGATCAACAAAAAGTTGAAAAAATGTTTTATGCTGCAAAGAACAAGCTAGGATCTAGATATAATTGGAAAACTCATTTAACACCTATATATCATGCTATATCCAAAAAATTGAAACTAAACATAGATGATGTTAGTGGTCATCTTAATTTAGTAGGTGAATCAGTTAATGAATGTGGCGAGTGTGAAGAAGAGTTAGAAGAAGCAAGTACCACCGGTGGGGTAGCTGGATATGATACTCCAAATGTATTTGGTGATAAATCGCCAGCGTCAAAAAAGAAAAGAAAAAAATATTCTACTTCAAGTACTGGATATAAAATGGTAAAAGAAGCATCAATGTATAAACGTATGATATCACAAATGTATAAATTAAATGAAACATCTTATCGCGATTATAAAAAAGATCCAACATCTACTCCAGCACAAAAAGTTAATCGATCAATACAAGAAGTAAATCGTATGTTAGGCGAAATTGATAAAACAGTTAGCCACAACTTAAAGCTTAAGTTAGAAGCAGGTGTTGATGCATCACATTTTTGGAAATCAACCAGCAGGCGATTTGGTAAGATTGGCGAACGTTTAGTTAAAATATCAAATAGAATAAAAGAATTATCACAATAAGGTTTGAATATGAAAACATATGAAAATTGGCAAGAATTCATGCGAGACCCAATTAATAAAAAACTTCCTATTATGGAAGCTAAACAGAAATTTTTAAAACAACAAACTTATCGGATGTGGAATTATCCTAACGTAAAAATATAAATTAAAGGATTAAAATGGGTAAACAATTATTAGTAGATTATACATTATTTGAAGTGAGTTCAAATGAGATTAATGAGTCTCTCACTCACAATGATGGAAAATTAATTGTTAATGGGGTGTTACAAAGAGCGGAATCTAAAAATCATAATGGCCGGGTATATCCACGTAATGTTTTAATGCGTGAAGCTAAAAAATATTCTGATTCATTTATTAGAGAAAAAAGAGCTTTAGGCGAGTTAGACCATCCAGATTCATCTGTAGTAAACCTTAATAACGTTTCACATAATGTACTTGGTATGGATTGGAACGGAAATGATTTAGTAGGAAAAGTAGAAGTTTTAGATACTCCAAATGGTAAAATATTAAAGGAATTATTTAAAGCCGG